ATAATTCTGGAGCTCTCTGGCTGTGTTTGGAGTCCTTCTGGGATCTACTATGATCCTTCTATGCTGAAGCCACTTGATCCTATACTCCACACATCCAGCGAACTTCTGACAGCCTATGATCTTCAGCCCATGATCCCTCATGTCAGCTATGTCTTTTGGACTGGCTGAGTCAGCTATGATCAGAGCCTTCTCATGGAATGTCTCAGCCCCATAGAATGGACTGTATGAGACTTTATCTCCCAGATCATGCCATCCCTTTTCTTTGATCTTCTCAGCCAGCTGTCTATTGCTCATGTGAGTCCCATAGATCTCATCCATGATCCAGATTGTCTCTGTCTTTGGCTCATAGCTCACTCTCAGGAAGCAAGCTGGATCTGTAGAGAAGCCCCAGTCCAGACCTGAGTAGATCTTGACCAGCTGACTGTATTCCTGATCAGTGATCTCCCTGACTTCCAGAGTCTCAAAGACCTCAGCTCCCTGACCCACAGCCAGTCCCATGTATTCATGATCATAGGCTCTGGGATTGATCTCTCTGAGCTTCTCGGCTTCATCCACAAAAGTCTGACCCAGCCACTCCAGAGGGATCTGAGTATAGTTAGTGAGAAGATTGAGGGATCTCTCATCTGGTCTGTCACAATACTCATTAGCCCAGTTGACTCTTGATATAGGTGGATTGAAGGATCTCAGGACTGTGAAGCTGTCTCCACCTCTGAGGACTGACTGCTGAAGATTTCTCAGCTCCAGCTCCCCATTGATCTCATTGAACTCTTCACACCATAAAAATCTGAAGTATCCTCTGGCTGGTTTGATACTCTTTAACTTCTGAGGATCATCCAGACCAGTGAGCCTGATCACCTGACCAGTAGGAAGATAGACAAACTGGAGAGGATTGAGAGTGGATCTCCACTGATCCTCTACTCCCAGAGCATTGAGAGCCCACTGGATCTGAGCATATACAGAGCCCCTGAGCGTGACAGCCCACTTCCTGACTACCAGAGCATTACTGAGCCCAGTTGGATCTCTCATGATCTGAAGAGGGATCTCCAGAGCACAGAAGGAACTCTTCCCAGATCCTCTCCCACCTCTCAAATTGTAGAACTCATGACCCTGATCACAGATATCCTCATGTATAGCCCAGTAGGGCTCAGCTGTGAGAGTCCTGATATCTATACTGTCCAGCTCCTCCTGAAGTCTCTGGGAGTGTCTCTGTGAGCTCTCCAGAGCCCTCAGACGCTTATCCAGTACATAGTTAGATACTTTCATCCTTCACCCCTCAAACTGGCTCAGATTTGGTCTGAGCGTCTTCCAGAGCCTGAAGTCTATCCAGTATCTCAGTAGTGGACTTCCACTGATTGAGCTGGCTCATGAGAAGGTTGATCCCATTGATCTTGACCTGATCAGAAGTGTCTTCCTTCCTGATAATGCCCTGAAGGATCTCCACATCCTCAGTGAGATAGGACTCCATCTTCAGCACAGCTTCTTTTATGATCTCAGTCCTTCTCTGAGTGAGTATCCTCTGGAAGTCTGGATCTCTCTTCAGTCTGTAGTATTTTGTTTTGCTGATCCCAGTCAGCTTCATGATCTCAGCTGGTTTATAGCTGGTCAGGAAGGCTGTGATCAGGCTCTCTTCATATTGCTTCATGACCTCACCTCACTCAGTATCCTTCCAGCTTCCAGCTTCTCAGCCACTGTAGCTGACTCATCCTCTAAGACTGATAACATCCCTTTGATGATAGCTTCAGTGATCCGCTTCTGAGCCTGAGCCTTCTGGTCTCTCTTCTCTTTGTTTCTCTGTCTGGTCTCTACTGCTTTTTGTGCTGGAGTCATTTCTCTTCACCTTCCTTCCGTCTTCTGATATATTCCTCAGCTTCTTCTCTGGTCTTGAATACTGTCTTCTCTACATCATCCCAGACCCATCCACCTATATTCCTGAGCTCCCACACCTTGAAGCCCTCTCTATATGGTCTGATCTTGTATTTACTCATGGTCAGTCACCTCTCTCTCTGTCATAGTAGTTATGTAGTTTCTTGTGACAGCTTCCGCATACAGTACAGAGATCCTTCATCACATCTTCATGACCCAGATTTCTGTATGTAACATGATGGACTTGCATAGTCCTACAGTGGTCTATGGATCTCCCACACATGACACACCTGAAGTGATCAATTTCCATCCGCTGTCTTTTCTTCTCTTCCCACTCTGGGGACTTGATATATTCCTGATAAAATGCTGATTGCATTTACTCACTCCCTTCTGATCCTGACAGTCACACTTCTCTGAAGGATCTAAGTGAGCCCCACACAGCTCACATACTCTGTAATATGTCTGTCTCATTCCATCCACCTTCCTGACCTCTGATAGCACTTAGAGCACATAGAGCACCTGATTTTTTCTTTTTATATTCTTCATGTATCTTCTTTCATCTATCTCTTAGATACTGCTCTAACTGCTCTAACTGCTCTAAGCCTTATAAATACTGGCTTTTCTCAGAGCACTTTTTATTTTTGAACTGCTCTATAACTGCTCTTTTTTGCTCTCAGCCTGGTCTCCCCTTGCCCTTAATTGAAGGGGAGATCCATCTGATCACCTACTTCAGTCCACTCAGAGCACTTTTCATCATCATCCAGAGCACTTTTTAGAGCACTTTTTTCAAGTGAGATCCCCTCAAAGTATCTGACTCCCATACTGGTCACATCCTTGAAGTCCTTAGTCCTGAGTGATCTGTAAAAGTTATTCCTACTCAGTGAAGTCCTATCAGTGGAGTCACAGTAGCTGACATACTTCTGATAGAGCTGACCTCTCTCCACCCTTGATCCCTTCACTCTGGAGCACTCTTCAGAGATCCACGCTTCCACAGTGTCACTGTCATTTCTGAGGGACTGTACAGCTTCCACTGATCCAGCTGACTCAGTGATCAGACCAGCCTGATACATCCTCTCCAGTGCCTTCACTGACAGCCTGATCAGATAGTCCAGCTCACCCTTCAGAAGATCCAGATAGTCAGCTCTCTTCACTTCTGGCTGTCTTGTCATATTGAGGATCAGTAGCCTTCTGTAAAAGCCATTTGTCTTCTCTGATATGACCAGAGGGAGCTCATTAGTGCTGAAGATCAGCTTTGCATAGTTTTTGAAGTATATGTCTTGCTTCCCTTTTGGCTCACCTCTCAGAGAGTCCTCACCCAGTATCTTCTTGATCACGCTGGTATCTTCCAGAGCTGAGACTTCCAGATCAGCACATGAGTTTAATGTCTTACCCAGAAGACCATAGGAAGCAAACCTCTGAGATAATTCCTTCAGTGATATGTTGCTGATATTCTCAGCCCCTATCATGGACTCTATCAGCCTGATCACTGTGGACTTACCTGAGCCACCTGATCCATACAAGATCATGAACTTCTGTTGTCTTGTGTCTCTGGTCAGACAGTAGCCCATATACTGAAGCAACATTTCTCTATCATCCTTCTCAGGGACTATGAACTGAAGCCACCTCTCCACCTCTGTCCCAGTCAGCTGAGCTGAGGGATCATAGTCATGAGGGATCTGATTGATAGCTCTGTACTTTGGATCATGAGGGATCATCCGCTGAGCCACTGGATCATAAAAGCCATTCCTGAAGTTGATCCAGTGCTGAGGATACTGATTGATCTCTTCATAGCTGACCTGAAGCTCAGTCCTATTGAGAAACAATCTATAGACCCTCTCTTCAGTGGAGCTCTTGTCCAGCTCTGGATAGATCAGCTTTGAGATAGCTGTCTTCAGATTTGCTCCAGACACATCCCCTCTGTAGACTCCATCCTTGTACATATAAGGAACTCCACCCAGTATGAAGAGATCACCCTTCTGAGACAGATACTCATAGATCCTGAGATCATAGACTGAAGTGGGGACTCCATTCTTGAAGTGATGGAACTGGCTGAGATCCTCTCCACCTGATTTCATGATTTCCTGATTTCTTGATTTCATGATTTCATCTTCTGGAGATCCAGCCTGATACTTCATAACTGAGTCATAGATCTTCTGGAGCTCCCCAGCTGATATAGGTGGATTGCACTTCTCAGAGTTGAACTGTCTGAGAAGCTCCCATGTCTTAATAGCTGGCACTGACTTAGCTCTCAGGCTTGCTCCATATCTGAAGATAGTGTCATTCCTTGACCCTTCAGGAACTGTCTCAGGGATCTCAAAGAGCTTCTTCTGACTCTCTCCCAGAGCTTCTCCAGTGACCTTCTTCTCCAGTCTCTGAAGCCACTTCTCAGGAAGCTCAGCCAGTGGAGTCTCTTCTGGATCTGACCCACACTCCCACTCATAAGCTCTCCCAGTGTCAGGATGGACTGAAGGTGGAGCTACCACATAGCCACCCTGAGCCCTGATATCAATGTCCTGAGCCAGCTGTGAAGCTGAATTTCTGATATCATGCCCCTCTGGATATCTGAAGTAGTAGTGAAGCCCACCTGATCCAGTGAGGGCTGTCCATGTCTCAGGAAGCTCTCCCAGCTCACTCTCCAGAGCCTTCATGGACTCATCCCCATACTTGCCCTGATCGTGCTTCACATCCACATCTATGACCAGAAGACCATTGATCTCCCCAGTGGCTATCCCTATATTTGCTGAGGGATACTGAGCCCACCATGACTCCACCTGATCTCTGTCTCTTGTAGCGTCCTTACATCCATGAGCTGTGAGTGGGATCTTGCCCTTCAGAGGGAAGATAGCCAGTGAGCTTCTCTGACCTTCTTTAGTTAGGTACTTGATAGCTTCTTCTCTCACTGATCACTCTCTCCCTTCAGCTCCCTGATAGCTCTCAGGATCTTCTCTCTGTTTGGTATTGTCAGATCGTATCTCATAAGAAGAGACAGATACTGTCTACTTATTCCCATCTGTCTGGCTATGTCCGTATATTTCAGCCCTGACTCACTGACCATGACTCTGATATCTAAATTTCTCACAGCTCTTCAGCTCCCTTCTTAACTATTCTGATATCTTAACTTTTCATTGACATTTTAACATATTAGCTGTATTATATCAATGAAGTAGGACTATGCTCTTCTGAGCGTCATTGTTTAAGAATGGAGTGATTATCATGGGAAAAAAGCAAAGAATATTAAACACAGAAGGCTCTCAGCGTCTGTCTGACTGGTTGAGAGAGATTGACATGACTCAGGCTGAGCTGGCTGAAGCTATCGGATACACTCAGCAATATGTCTCTAATATCATGAATGGGAAGCGTCCCCTGACTCTGGACTTTGCTCAGCTGGTCTCAGAGAAGACCTCTCAGGGACTCTCCCAGAAGTACAACATAGAGCTGAGGATCAGACCCCAGTATCTTCTCTGTATGGATGATATAAAGACCACTGAAGACTTTGAGTCCCAGTATATCCATAGATCTCAGGCTGTGAGTGACGCTACTCTGACTCTTCTGGATCAGTCACTCAGGGAAGTCTGTCTCAGAGAAGGGATGGAGACTCCCACCCTTGACAATATCCCTGAGCTTTTACTTCTTCAGGCTCAGCTGAGAGACTTCTCTGACTCCCTCATGTGGAACTATGTCAGACACAGAGAGCATAGCCATGTATGGAGCTATCTGGATCAGATCTCCAGTAGTAAATCTGAGGGATAGTCCCCAAAATACCAAAACTGATACAATTTGACTCTGAGACAGTCCTTCTGGGGCTGTCTTTTCTTGTCTCATTTCTATCTCTAATCAGATTTGAACATACAGCCACAAAAGAGAAGCCCTGAGAGCGATTATCAGAGAGCCCTGACCTATATTTCTACCCTGAGCCACCTGATAAACGCTTCCAGAGCCACAAAAAAAGAGACCAGACTCTCATCTGATCTCTGTGAGATACGGCACATAATACCCAGTACGAAGTGACGCTTCCCATCACTTCTCTGGGCTGGGGAGACCCCAGACCCCTCTCTGATTTCATGTATTCATGATTTCTTGACTTCATCCCAGTATTTTGAGACTGTCTTCCTATCTATCTTCAGATCCCTGATACAGTCAGCCTTGATCCCTTCAGGATGATCTGATCTCCACTGGATCACCTCAGCTCTTCTGGACTTCCTTCCATTGTGCTCTCTCCAATTAGTCCCATTAGCTTCATCATTGATATCTCTGACAGCTCTGGCTATTCTGAGATGGACAGCCCTCTTCCTACCATTCCTCTTGATGGGCTTATACTCCCACCCTTGCCAGTGCTCCAGACTCTCTCTGGGAGTAGTCATAGCCTTCTCATTGTACATCTTCATAGCTGACTGGATCTCTTTGGGCTTGATCTGTCTCACAGCTCCCTTATTGTACTCTGGGAGTAGCTTCTCCAGATCCCTCTCCAGCTCATCCTGATCCACTCCACACTTATAAGCTATGACAGACAGAGCACACATGGAGAGATATCTATGACCCTCTTTTGTCTTGTTCCTACAATTTTCCAGAGCATAGTCATAAAAAGCTCTGTTTGTCTTCCAGCCTACTATCTTCTGTCTCTTCCTTCTCTCACCCTTTTTCTTCTGTCTCTTCTCTCCATATCGGATGAAGTGAACATCTTCCAGCCCTACAGCCTTCCCCAGATCATCTATATCCCACTTCTCTCCTATCCTGAAGACTGTATTCTCCCAGTCATATTTATTGCGTCCCCCAGCACATCTGAAGTCCTGACCGAACCACTGGATCTGAGTCTCCACATAGACCCTTCTACTTTGCTGGATAGCCAGAGCTCTGTAGAGCTTATCAATATTCTGAGTCATGGAGTGATAGACTGGGATAGGCTCAGTCAGTACAAAATACAGATGAAGACCAGTCCCAGAGTTGACTATATAAGTGGGCTTAGCGAACTTCTCCCCATTTGCACTCTCCCAGTCCCTCTGGAGAGCGTTGAGAAGTACACCTGAATAGGCATTATCATAGTCTATGATGAAGGTATGGATATTCCTGGCTGACTTTTTACTGATCCAGTTATTGAAGTATGTACAGCCACCTATCAGAGTATCATTCCTGACTGATCCGAACTCCACAGCGTCACTGATCGTCATTGTCCTGATCCTCTTCTCATTCTCATCCTCATCTATAATGACCACTGGGATCTCTTGCTCCAGATCATCAAAGATGGTCTCATACAGATCCCACGCTGAGACTTGCTCCCCAAACTGACCCAGTACCATATTCTTCTCATCATATTGCTCTCTGATCACCTCTATAGGCTCATCTCTCAGCATTGTCTATCACCTCTGTCTGTTCTATCAGATAATACTCATACACCTTCAGACTCAGCCTTGAAGAGTGCATGATCACCCCAGTCTCTCCCTCTCTGATCCGTCTTCCCTCAGACTCCCACTGTCTCTCTGTTCTGTAGTCCAGTGGCTGTCTGTTCTTTATGGGGATACCATCATCCCCCAGCTCCCCTGATCTTTGCATATACTCAAAGTGCTGACAGTAGTATCCTCTGGAGAGCTTCCCCATCCTCTTAGTGATCTCACACTTCACTCTCTTTGGTCTCCCCTGAGATCCTCTCTCTGACTCTCCACAGTGCTGACAGCTCCAGCATGAGTGACCCCTCTCCATAGCTCTCTGATCTCCCTTCAGACCCCTCTCATTTATAAGGGGCGTAATGTATCAATATATTTTTTCCCTACTTGAGCCATATTATAAGGGATAGCCTGAGCAAGTGTCAAGACTACCCCCTCTGAGCCACCTGAGAGCCCCTCAGAGCCCTTCTGATAGCTTCCTTGATAATTTGCTCAGCCCACTTCTTCAGAGCTGTCTGAG